AGCATTTACGAACACTCTGCTTCGGTATATAACTATTAAGGTACATGAAGATTTCCCTAAGATCTTTGGATTGGATAGATTAGATATCAAGAAACCTTTCTATATCGTAGAAGGGCCATTTGATTCTATGTTTCTTCCGAATTGTATTGCAATGGCAGGATCAGATGTAAGTTTGAAAGATCAGACAGACATTGTAGATGCAATGGATCAAGGAATCGGTACAATGATATTCGACAATGAACCTAGAAACAAGGAAATCATTGCCAGGATGGAAAAAGTAATTGAAAAAGGATGGAAACTTTGTTTCTGGCCGGACTCAGTTGCTAGTAAAGATATTAACGATATGGTACTTGGTGGTATTCAAGAAACGAAACTAACCGAAATAATAAATACCAACACGTACCAGAGTCTATTTGCAAAAACACAGCTTGCCCTATGGAGGAAGAAATGAACCAACACGATCCCATCACCCTGCCCACCCAATACCAACAATTCATTCACTTATCACGTTATGCACGATGGGATTACGACAAAAAACGAAGAGAAACATGGGGAGAAACAGTAAATAGATATTTTGACTTTTTTCAAGAACATCTTAAAGAGATGTGTAATTACGATTTGGGGAACGGAGAATTAGAAGAACTAAAACAAGAAGTGATGTCACTCAATGTGATGCCTTCTATGCGTTGTCTGATGACTGCTGGAGATGCACTTAGAAAAGAGAACGTGGCAGGATATAATTGTTCTTATGTTAAGGTTGACAACATTCGTTCTTTCGATGAGATCCTTTACGTTCTTATGAACGGAACAGGGGTAGGATTTAGTGTAGAGGCAGAACACGTAAATCATCTTCCAGTTATTGCAGAAGAATTCCATCCAACGGACACAACTATTGTCGTTGCAGATTCCAAACTTGGATGGGCAAAAGCATTTAAAGAACTTCTTAGTTTATTGTGGAGTGGCCAAGTTCCTAAGTGGGATCTGTCCAAAGTCAGAGAAGCAGGAAAACCTCTAAAGACATTCGGAGGTAGAGCATCTGGCCCAGAACCATTAGATGATTTGTTTTATTTCTCTACAAAAATTATACAGGATGCAGCAGGAAGAAAATTAAAATCTATTGAATGTCATGATATTGTTTGTAAAATTGCAGAAATTGTCGTAGTAGGTGGTGTGAGGAGAAGCGCACTTATAAGTCTCTCTGATTTAAACGATGGAGAGATGAGGCATGCGAAATCTGGTCAATGGTGGGAACACAATGTCCAGAGGGCACTTGCAAACAATTCAGTTAATTATAAAGAGAAACCAAATACTGGCACATTTATGCGAGAGTGGTTATCTTTATACGATTCAAAGTCGGGTGAACGAGGAATTTATAATAGAACATCTGCAATGAATCAAGTTTCAGCACTAAACGAAAGGGAAGAAGATGGTGAAGGAGGATATGTTAAACGAAGAGAACCAAGAGATGATTTTGGAACTAACCCCTGCAGCGAGATTATTCTTAGAAGCAGAGAGTTCTGCAACCTTAGCGAATGCGTTGTACGAAGATCTGACGATGTTGAATCTCTTAAAAAGAAAGTCAGATCTGCAACTATCCTTGGCACATTTCAATCAACCCTCACAAACTTTAGATATCTCACTAAAGAGTGGGAAAACAATTGTAAAGAAGAAAGGTTATTGGGTGTCTCGCTTACCGGCATTCTAGATAGTCCATTAACAAATGGTAAAAAGAAGGGATTAGAATCCCTATTAGACGATTTGAGAAAGGTTGCATATGAAACAAATAAAGAATGGGCAGACAGACTTGGAATCCAACGAGCAGCAGCCATTACTTGTGTCAAACCTAGTGGTACTGTGTCTCAGCTTGTTGATTCTGCTTCTGGTATTCATGCCCGTCACAATCCTTATTATATCCGTACTGTAAGAGCAGACAACAAAGATCCTCTTTGTAAGTTCATGAAGGACAGGGGATTCCCGAATGAACCAGATGTAACAAAACCAAAACACACAACTGTATTTTCCTTTCCAATGAAGGGCCCAGAACAAGCAGTCTATCGACAAGACATGACTGCAACAGATCAGTTGAAACTCTGGATGACCTATCAGACTCATTGGTGTGAACACAAACCATCTGTGACCATTTCTGTCAAAGAAGAAGAATGGCCAGAAGTTGGTTCATGGGTTTGGGATAATTTCGATTCAATTAGTGGGATATCTTTTCTTCCATTTAGTGAACATACATATAGACAAGCACCTTACCAAGACTGCACAAAGAAAGAATACAACGATATGTTCAAGTTGATTCCTCAAGATGTAGATTGGAAAGAGTTGTCGGAATATGAAGAAAAAGATTTCACCGCCGGATCGCAAGAACTAGCTTGTTCTGCGGATGGAGGGTGCGAAATAGTAGACCTTTAATTGGAAAGATATGGATATCGATTTAGATGTAAATTGTAGTAACTGTAATGCAAGATATACAATGATGTATGATCCAGATAGTTTGAGAGAAGAAGAACAGGCATTTCATTGTGCGTTTTGTGGGATTTTGATGGAGCCTTATTATGAAGATCCAGACGAATTCTGAATATGTTGCAGGAATCGATTATTCATTAACTTCTCCCGCGATCTGTGTTGCCCAAATAATAAATAGTTGTATTACATTTGAGAATTGCAAATTTCATTATTTAAAACAGAATAAATCGCAGGAATCATTTGGTGAGATTTTTGCACATGAATATCCAAAATATACGGATGATATTGACAGATTTACTAAACTTGCAGATTGGGCAATAGAATGTATAAGGTGGTATCATAATAGAGCATCCCATGTTTACTTGGAAGATTATGCATTTGCTGCGACAGGAAGAGTTTTCAATATTGGAGAGAATACTGGAATACTCAAACAAAAACTCAGATCAAGTGGATTTCGTTATACAACGATTCCCCCCACAGTAATTAAGAAAAAGGCCACAGGAAAAGGAAATGCAAATAAAGAATTGATGTATGAAACATTTTTGGCAGAAACTAATGTTGATTTACAGAGTCGATTGACTCCAAAGTCAACTAAAATCGTCAACCCTGTTTCAGATATCGTAGATTCATATTATATCTGTAAAACAGGATTTCAATAATAGGAATTTATGTTAGCCCCAAGAGAACAAATAGACCCTTATTTAATTGAAACGAAGAATGGACAATATAGAAAATTCAGTAAAATAGATGCAGATTCAGTAGCACAAGATATGCAAGCAGCCGGAAAAGATGTAGAAGTATATCACAAAGGATTGTTGCAATATCGTTTGAGTGGAATATATCAAGGAGATCTTTTTCAGCAATAAAAGACTTGACAATGTATTATAAATTTGATATAATAGTATTATAAAATAAAAATAGTGAGAGAAGATTATGAGTTTAATGGTATTCGATGATTCCAAAATCGATGAGATAAAGAAACGAAACGAACAGGGTTCTCAAGAGAAGTTCGATGTTGTATCCGCCTCCAAAGAAGCAAAAGGTGGTAGTGAATTGATCTATCAGAGAATCAAGGAAAGAGTTCCAGAAGATACATGGAATTACTTTCAAGTTATCCTATCAAGAGTTCGTGAGTTAGAGGACAAGCCAAAAATCCTTTGGTTTCAAGATACCTCTCAAGATCCAGAAGTACAATTCCTTAAAAAGAAAGAAGAGCGAGACAAATTTGAAAGGTTTATATTTCCTTCTGATTGGTCATTGGAAAAATACCATCTTGATTTAGGATTGGAATATGAGAAGAGTGTAGTTCTCAAGAATGCAATTGAACCTATTCCTGCACACACAAAACCTAAAGAAGGCCCAATAAGACTTGCATACATATCTACACCACATCGTGGATTGGATGTTCTCATTGCTGCATTTCGAGCAGCAAAGTATGAGAATGTTGTATTAGATGTATATTCAAGTTTTAAGATATATGGATGGGAAGATAAAGATGATGATTGGAAACCATTATATGATGCTTGTAGAGATACACCTAATGTCAACTATCATGGATCGGTTTCTAATGAAGAAATTCGTACTGCACTTCAACAAACACACATACTTGCATATCCTTGTTGTTATAAGGAAACTGCGTGTATATCTGCAATCGAGGCAATGAGTGCAGGATGTGTTGTTGTGTGTCCGAATCTTGCAGTTCTTCCAGAGACTTGTGCAAATTTTGCATGGATGTACGGATATTGTGAAGATAAAGCCGAACATACCAGAAAGTTTGCATATGTACTGAAGGATGCAATTGATAACTTTTGGGAAGCACCAGTTCAAGCTGGTCTTGCATTCCAGAAGCAATATTTTGATATGCACTATGACATCGATACTACTGCAAAGCAATGGTCATTGATGTTGGAAACGATTAAAACCAGCCTGGAGAAAAAATCATAATGGCAAGAAAGAAAGTAACGATTGAACGAAAACCAATCAAACCAGTTAAGAAGAAACGAAAACTTTCTGAAGAAACCAAAGAAAAATTAAGAGCTCGTCTCGCAGAGATGAGAGCAAAGAAGAAACCCGCAGAATACAAGAATGTCAGTAAGAAGGTTCTTGATCTACCAGATGATGATACATATTCTTTTAAGAATGTGAAAGAGTGGATTCGGGAAACTAAAGATCAAATATCCGCATCTAATACACAAGCAAGAGGTAGGGGTGTAACACCTCTGGACAGACAGAAAGCATCAAATTTTGCAGATGGAAAGAAAGCATACATTCGATACTGTGAACATTACTTGAGAACAGGAGATTGGATTGGGATATTTTCGGGGAAGCACGAAGAACATAAAGTGACTCCAACTTGTGTCGCAATGGCTTATTATCCTGACGGCACTCCTAAGAGATCTGTGGGGGTATTCTATAA